ACTGGGTCGCTAAAACGACTTTTCCAATTATTCATAACAGCATTAGCACTTTCTGGTGTAGGTAATTCTGGGTACATACAATACGTAGGCACATATTCCGAAGGGAAAAATGAACTAAATGAGATTTCTTGTAATTTATCTCCAGTAGTAAAATCTATTTCTCCTAAATTAAGAATATTTATCGTTTGTGTTTTTCTTTGCCATTGCATTTTTATTTCTAGCGGATTAACTGGCAACTGAAATATCGTACTTGTAACTTGGTCAATGATAAAAATTGTTACAGGATTAACCCATGTATTACCCACTAACGCTTGATTTAACAAATTTCCTGCAACTTCTGCAAATTTACTGCCTTTTTGTAATCCATCTAATATAGTAGTTGCTGTTGTTCCTTTATTTAAATAACCAAACATTTACTCAACCCCTATTTTGATATGCTTGTTTTACTTCCGCAAGTATTTTCCAACCTATAGCACTTGCCATTTCATCATCAGATTTATTATTTCCGATATGAATATTTAAACCATTAAACGAAAAAGCATTATTAGAGTTATTGGATTTGCCATTATCGCTAGTATTACCACTAGATAAAGCATAAGCCATTGCTGGCATATAATTATTATTCGTAACATTGGTAAATAAATTACTATTAACCCCCAACATTTGCCCCGCTTGTTGCCAAAGTGATAAACCTCTTTGACGTTTTGAAGAATGTAACGGGATTATTACTTCAGCATTATTTCCTTCAGCAACACGAATTATCTGGTCTTGATTTAAAAATCCACCATTAGCATAGCCTTTAATACCAAGTTTTTTAGCTCCCCAATCTATAGTATCTCGTAATGGAGCTGGTAAAGCATTCCATGCAGAAATTTTTAAATCAGATAAACCTGCATTTGCTCTTGCTACAGCTTCATCTATAGCTTGTCCAACTCTATCAGGAATTTGAGCAAACCAACTTGTAACATCAGTAACTATTGTAGAACACCATTCACTAATTGAATTAGACATTTCGCCAAAGTCCTCACTAATAGTATTAGTAGCTTGTAAAATGCTTTCCCTCGCTGATGATAAACCATAACGCATACGTTCAAGGTTCATAGAAGCATTTTCACCAAGAGAATTCCAACCTTCTGCACCTAGTTCTTTTAATCTATTGATTTTTTCTCCAGCACTTTCTAATATTTCATTCATCATAGCAGATTGTGCTTTTGCTGTTTCTAATTGCATATTAGAATTTTGAATTTGGCTTTGTCCATGTTCGTTCATAAATGAATTATTTTGTGGGTCAATAATTGAACTAACAGTATTTGAACCAAGCCAATAACCACCAACACCTCCAAAAACAGAGCCTACACCAGCACCTATAGCGGTACCCACACCAGGAATAATAGAACCAATCGCACCACCTATACCAGCACCGATTTTACTACCAGCCCAAGCACCGCCCCAACCACCAATAATTTCAGTACCAGTTTTAGCTTTATCATCAGATGTTAAGAATCTATATCCGTCAAATATTGCTCCAATAACAGGAATTTTCTTTAATATCTTAGATGTTGTACTTGTTCCACTGCTATAAGCGTCCCCAAGCCAATAAGAACCTGTTTTAATGTTTTTACCAAAATCAATGGTGTTTTTGACTATTTTAAAAATACCACTCAATGGTAAAATTGAAGCCATAAATGCTGAACCCAGTCCTAGAGAGATTGCACTGCTAAAATTACCCTCTATTGCAGAATTAAAAGCTGCTTTTATCATTCCAGTAAGTGCGCCAACAAATGCTTTTATCCCAATTTCTGCAAGTTTAGTCATCACCTTACCAAATTGTTCGCCACCAGAACCACTAGCCCACTCATCCATTTTTATCATCATTTGGTCGAGCAAGAAAACAATTTTATCGCCCCACTGCATTTGCTGAAATTTTTCATCACTCGCTAGATTATCCATAAATGCAACTATTTCATCAGATATTCCAGCAACATTACTTTTTACATTTTCTAATGTATCAGCATTAGAAAAAAAGTCTGTAAAAGCTGTAGCTACTACTCTAATTGCAGGTTCTAATGGAGCAAGTGCTTCTATTTGAAATGTTTCAAAAGCACCTCGTAATTGTTCTATATCACCTTTAGCATTATTAAGTTTTTCTAAAGCAACACTAGAAGCGGTAAATTTTTTCATTTCTTTTTCCATTGCAATGAAAGCTTTTGCACCTTGTTCCATAATAACTTTAGCAAGCCCTTTACCTTCTACACCAAACATATCGTATAGTGCCATATCTAATTCAGCAGGGTTTAATTTTCCTAAATTTTTTTGCATTATATCAGCTATTTCAGCCATACTTTTTAATTTTCCCTCAGCTGTATAAAATACACTATTTCCATTGCTATCAAGAAAATTAAATTTGCTAAATGTTTCAGTGGCAGGCTTAGTATGAGGCTGTAAATTATTAAGCATATTTCTAAGACCTGTACCAGCTTTCTCACCTTTTTGACCATATTGAGCAAATGTAGCCAAAGCTACATTAACATCATCAATACTCATACCTACACCGTGAGCGTCAGCTGCTACTTGTGAAAAAGCATATTTCATCTCATGAACGTCTGTTGCAGAAGCATTCGCTGCACCTGCTAATAAATCAGCAACGTGTGTAG